ATAAGATTTAGTTCTAAATTTACCCCGGGTATCCCTTACGGGCCCGGGATTTGTGATAAACGAGTAATTCCTTTATCTATAATCCGAATAACCATTTCAGCAATCATCCTAGTAATTGAATCCCAAGCGCACCAATGATAAAGTTGGTCGCGAACCCTTGAGATGCTAGGACATCAGGAATTGATGTGATTGCTCCGGTAGCCGTATCGTAAATTAATCTATTAATAATCCGGAGAGCATCATAAAGACACTCTCACAGCTGGAGATGGCCTTGATCATAGGCCAGTAACTCCGCTCTTAAAAAGGGATGAATAATGGATCATTTACAAAATAAGACTATAATTCCAGCCGCAAGTCACAACTCTAGTGCATGCACTACAAAGTTACCGATTCAAGGTAAGAGTTTAGACCCCGGGATTGACTCATCAATTCCCCATAGGGAAGAGAGGAGTACGGAAATAGCAACTACTACTTCTAGAACCGGTTGTAATCCTTTCAAGAACACCATTACACTAAGTAAGGTGGTGAAAGAACCCAACCAAATTAATCTACGTTTAATAAAGGGAATTACCCTTAGCGTAGTTAATATTCGTCGAAGTGGTAATCTTTTAATCAGAAACAGGGATGATTCCATGTAATCTGATTTTAAAGGTTTATCCTCACGCATTCGCTTGGCGACAGTGGAAATCAATCGAGCTCAAGACTCACTAAATTTATCAAATTTAGGACGAGAGATGAAGTTCGATCGTTTACTTTCAGTCTTATCTATCTTCATTGTAAAGGTATCAAGGGACACCTTAGCTACAGTACGATCCAGGAGTAGAAAATTATCTATTTCTGATATCGGATCGGGTATCTCCCGTTCGATGGTAGAAAAGAACGGAGTATTTATCTTTACAGAGTCTAACTCTCTAGATAAACGATCTCTATGTGAAAAATAAACTTTTTCATATAGAAACTGAGCAAAGGAGGCCACTGGACCTCTCATTTCGAAGACAGCAGAAGAGCAGTCCCAATAACTAATCTTAGACAACTGGCGCTGATAAGACGCCAGTTTCAATCTAAGAGAGGTAAATAAATCTCTCATGAAAGTGACAGATATCGCAGTTTTAAGTTCTTCTGATAACCCTGAAAATTTACTTTCCAGTAATTTTCGAAGGCTATTAGAAGTCAAGGAACTTGATATAATAACCATCTTAACTTTAAAATTAAGTTTAGATAATGGTTTATCAAGAGACCCTAAAACCTTATAACCGAGACCTCCCACCTTCAACATCTGCGGTATCGATAAACCGTATTTTCTCCCATAAGACAAGAGAGAAACCGGATCCTCGAGAGCAGAATGAAACTCCTTTAATGGAGTTGGAGAAACATCAGTACCTCGTAATAGAGTTCGCTTAGCAAACTCTAATCCTAATCCCTTTGGAGATAGGATAGACTTAGCTAGTGAGCACTTAACATCAATAGAAGTTAAGATCCGATGGTAACATCGGGCTACTCTCTTATCGAAAATAACGATGTCATCCCCCAAAATAGCGTAGTTTTTAAACAACCTATCTCGGGGGTGACCTGATTCCCAAGCTGCGCAGTTGACGATTAAGTGGTGAGTTAATGCTAACATAGCTCAGCTAGATAGCGCTCCCATTGGTTGTCCAACAGCGTATCGAACGAATCCCTCAGATCCGCTCATCTTTGGCAGTCGGTAATCTCTTTTAACCAAGAGATTAGCCCACGCTTCAGATTCTTCTTTCGAGAGTTCGAAAACTTCCCGGAATAAGATAGTCTGTATGGCCAATGGAAGACGATCAGTAGCAGAGGATAGATCCATAGAGTATAGGTGGTTAAATCCCCAGGCTCTTTTCAAAGGCTTCAGTTGGTCAAATGTCCCATCAACACGACTATGTTTTCGTAAGATCGAAAACAGGTAATCGTGGAAGGGCTTCATGACCATCTGAGTCCATGGATCGACCATAGCATAAACTCGCACTTTACCAGCTGCCTCCACCTTTGTCCCCAACTTTCCAGTATAGCTAGAATTCTTATTTTCTAGCACTGAAAATGGACGTATTATAGCCCCCGCTCCCCGGATCCACGACACATAGTCGAACAGATCCGAGGCAGGAAAATATGGTCAAGATCCATCTTTCTGATCCTTTATTCTGAATTGGTTATTAGATACCAATCGGAACAGGATCTGTAATCACCTTACTTGATCATCAGTAAAGGCGAGAGCAGTTTTAATCATAACGATAGGATTAGACGATATTGAAAATGCCTTATCAGCTAGAGGTGCAGATTTTGCAATAGGGAAATATGAAAATTTTCCTTGCAATGCATCCCTTCTAGTCTTACAATTAAGAGGGAGGTTAAATACTGGAGTAACAAACAGCTTAACGAATAGCGGGATAAATCTCACGATTCGTCTAATACCTGTTTGGGTTCCTCCATAAGGATCGGTTATCGTTTCAGTTTTGAGTTTCCCGAGATAGTTAATATCTCGGTACAAGCTCATTACAGTAAGAGATATCCGGATAATTAGAAAATTACCGTTACGGATAAACTTTCTAAAAATGGGAGGAAGCACCTTAGGAATACCAGAAGACGTTAGACTAACCCGTGGAGAATGATCTCTAGGGTTAGGTTTATGTCCAGCGATACATTGTTGAAGGCAGATAGATATCGTTTTAAGATATTTAACAAGCCCAACTTTCCCTTGGTTTGCTGCAATGCGGGAGATAGAATGAAGTATTAATTTAATATTTCACACTATACTCTTTGATGGTTTATCACCCATAGCGGTAATTAATCTAACGATTAAACCTACTATGGCCTGACCACCATTTCTAGCGATCATAGCATAAAGTTTTGAGTAAATAAAGGACTTGAATCTTAACCGAAATTTATTAATTTTGATTATTTTCATTTACTTTAAAGTTTAACGAGGGCAAACCTCAATAGACTCTCTTCACTTTACTTCAGTTTCCACTTACTTAGTAAGCGGGCTGCAGCTACCCTAGGAGGGTTCGGATGTGATCCGTCAAAGGATTCACCATTCATATCCAATCATGGGTATTGATTACTGGACCGAATAGTGTACCTTACAGGTTAGAGGATTCCGGCTTCAAGCCGTCTTCTGAGCTAATCAGCTTTAGGGAGGAAGGGTAACAACTTCTTCCCCCTTTAAAACAAATCATTCAGGGTTTTAGTTACTTACTAAGTAGCGAGAACTACTCATATAAGTAGGTTAAACAACCCCTAACCGGCCTGTGCCGGTGGATCTAATAAGATAACAAGTCTAAAGACCTGGAACTTACCAGACGAGCTAAGACATTAGCTCGACTCCCCAATAAAGGATAGCACTC